CCTTCAGCTTTCATGTACCACATGTAACCATTTTGTCCATCTTCACCTGTAACTTCAACCCAACCAATTTGAGCAGTGTCAGAACCATTTACATGGTACTTGTCTCTCATTATAATTGGCTTGTTGCTAAAAGTTTGGAAAGAAGGAGTAAACGATTCTCTGTCAGTTCCTAAAGATACACCTTTTTTAAATTCAGTACCATATACAAATACTTGGAACCTTGCAGTTGCATGTGCGTATGTAGCGTCTATAGTTGCCGAAGTGTAAGGTATAACCACTACATGCTTATTTGCATAATCAGTATCAGTTACAATACCCTTAATAGTAGTACCTACATTAGCTGGTGTTGTTCCGTCATGAGTACAGTAAAGCATTAAAGTATCGTTTACTCTAAACTGTTTTGCATCAGCTATACTTGCAAATTCAAGTTTGTCTGCTTGAAGAGGTACACTAGCCGCTACCGTTTGAGCAGTAAGGTGAAGTCTACCCTGCTCAGACCAAATAACTTTGTCTGATTGCATTGCTTCTTCAGCTCCTACTTTTGCTAAAAATCCTGATAACATTCTGTTACCATATCTTTCTACCTCAGCTTCGTAAAGCTCTGGTAAAAATTGTTGCGCCCAACCTGAAGAAAAATCTAAAAAGTTGTTTGCTAATGTTTGTTGTACTGGCCCTGGGATCGCATTTAGATCACCACCAGCTACTGGAGTTGCCATAATTTTAAATTGTTTTAATTAATAGTTATTTTTGTTTTAATTTTAACTTAAAATCAGAGGAGTTGTCGCCCATCACTCTAAACTTCATTCCACTTGGAGCTTGGCTAGTTGACTGCCTTGGGTCCATGTTAATGTTTTTGGTTTTAGCCACACTAGTTTTAATAGCGTCGGCTTTACCTTGTTCATAAAAGTGATTTGCTATAGCATCAGCGTTCATAGCTGTGAATAAAGACTTGTGATAACCACCAGCATCCTTCATAACACCGTCATTGTCAAGAAACTTCTTAACAAAGTTATTAATGTCACTTTGAGTTTGCTTTATGTCACCAGCATTTTTCACATTGTATCTATACTTTTTCTCGCCGACATTATATTCAAAACCTTTGAACTCATCGTTGAAAACACTGTTTGTTTTCTCTAAAAATGTATTTTTTTCTTGTGATGCCTTTTTATTACTTACATCCGATTCTTCGTTATACTTCTTGTAAAAGTCCATAGCTGTTTTGGCTTCAGGTGTTAACTTTGACCCAGCTTTGATCTCTTCATAATATTTAGACTTTAACCCGTCTAAGTAGGTTTTAGCGTTAGCAACTTGCTCTTTCAACGCTATTTTTTTCTTTTTCTTATCTCTATCTGAATCTTCTTCAGAACCCATGTAATCGTCTTCTATTAAAAAGTCAATTTCGTCTAGAGTTAAATGAGATTTAGTTTGTTTGTAGTATTCTTTTAATAGATTTGTTTCATCTAAATTAGAGTAGTCTTGATTTAATCTAACATAATCTTCTATGTTACCTCCGGTATCTTCCATGAAATCTACAACTTTTTGTAAATTTTCAGGTAAAACTTTACCAGTTTCTTTTGCTTCTATTATTTCTTCTACAATTTCTTTTTCAACAACCTCTTTGTTTACTTCTTCAACAACCTCCTCTAGTATTGGAGTTTCTTGCTCTTGTGTTTCAACTTTCGGTTGTACTTCTTCTTGTTTTTCTGTGGACTCGGCATTATCAGGCTTTGCAACCACTCCCTCGTCGACAGGGTTATCTTCTTTAACTTCATCTTCTTGTTCTTTTGGTTGTCTTAAGTCTACCTTAATGTTACCTGTTTCTTCTTTGTAATTTTTTAACTTTGGTTTTTGTTTTATTTTTAATTTACCTGTTTCCTCAGGTGTTTGTGTAACCTCTTCAGTTACGTTTTCGTTTTCTGCCATAATATAATATTATAAAATTAATAAATAATTAATTAGGATCAAATTGTCCTAAATTAAAATCACCTCCTAAGGTATCATTACCTGTAGACTCAAAGTTTTTAGGTGCTTTATCATTATTTCTTTGGTCTATCATTTCACTTTGTTGTGAGGCTTGTATCTTTGTTCTTTCGTCTTTACGATCCTCTTTCATGTTCTCTGCATTTGTTTTAGCAGTAGCATCTAATTCTCTTAGTTTCATGTTCATTTGAAACTCCATTTCCATAAGCTCTTTTTTATACTTAACCTCTGCTTCTTGCTCCATCATTTTTAATTGAGACTTTGTTTGCTCTAACTGTGACTGCATTTGCATTGAGGCTTGGTTTTTTTGCATTTCAGCTTGAGCTGCAGCTTGAGCAGCTTGTTGGTTTGTTTGAGACTGCACCTGCATATTTCTTTCTTGCATTTGCTGATCTTTTTCTTGTTTCTTTTTTCTACGTATCTTAAGCAGTTGGTTTGCTAATTTTACATTTTTAATTTCTCTAAGATCAATAGCATCTTCAATATCAATATTTTGTTGTTGAAGGGCCATTTGTATATTGTTTTCAAGTATTGCTTTTTCTTCTTCGTCAGGAGTTAGTTCAATAAATATACCAAAATCATACAAGTGCAATTCTTTTAGTTCTTCTAACACCGCAACATTGTGAGCTCCTATAGCTTGTACAAAAGCATCTTTTGTTGGAGAGTATTCAATTACATCAGATATTCTTAAAGATAAAGCTTCAGCAACTTCTGCTGTTAAAAACAAACCAGATTGAAGTATGTGCCTTGTAGCTGTGTTAGAGTTTGCTGCAGCTAACTTTTGAACACCTACTAAAGCATTTTTATCTGGCATACTTCCATCTCTAGCTTCATTTAAACCAGTTACATCTCTTATCATTTGCATGTAATAATTGTAGGTTTGAATTAAGCTTTGCATTTTAGCACCTCCATTACCACTAGATATTTCTTGTATTGGAACTTTACCAGGATTCATATCACCATCAGCAGTCATAGATCTACCAATAATACTACCTGTTTGGAAAAACATGTTTAAAGCTTCTTGTGGGTTATAGTTCGTACCATTACCTAGATCTATTTCAGCTAAACCATCGGCATCTAGATATATACCATCTGGAACCATACGTGACATAACTTGCTGAAGTTTTAAATGCGTAAGCTGTATCATATCTGCAAAACCTGTTATTCTACTAACTAAAGACTCTATTTTACCTAAATACATTCTAGGTGCAACTATAGAATAATTCATTTTAACTTTAGTATAATTGCTTTTAGGTCTAACCATGTTTTGAGCTAACTGCCAAGACAATAGTTTAGATGTACCAAGTACCATAGCTCCTTCATACAAAACCTCTACGGCTTTTGATATTTTCTCAAAATCACCTTCTTTATCTTGTGGTGGGTTAAACTCGTCTGTTTTTGTTATTGCTTTTGCACCACCACTACCAGTTTGTTTTATTTTATAAACGTCATGGTTGTATGTTTTAAAGTTAAAATATAAAACTTGAATTTTATTTGAGTCAGTATCACCATCACTACGGTAACCACTACCTTGATTAGTGTTTTGATAAGATTTAGTTTTTATAACCTCTTCTAGCTCCTCATAAGTTAGTTCTGGAAATTGCTTAACAAGTTCGTTTATTGGTATTGTTTTAACTTCACCAACGTAATATATGTCTTCAAAATAAGGTGACTCTGTGTAAGAGTAAACTAAATTAGCAGGGTTTACATAATCTACAGTTATACCTTCAGAAGTACTGTAAGAAGTTTTTGTCGCGCCTATACCTAAAACAGTTAGATCGTAGTAAAATTGTTTTTTAATTAACTCGTACCTATTTCCTTCCATTAAAACATTTATAGCTTGTTCTTCTGCTATTTCAATTTCTTGCTTATAACTAAGCTGCATGTGAAGATCTAGCTCTTCTTTAGTTTCTGGTAGTTCTTGTATAGAACTTCTTTTAACTGTAATTCCAAAGTTTTCCTCTACTTGTTTGTTAAATTCTTTAGCTGCCATGTCTGTAAGTATATCCTCCATGTACTTAGATCTTTTAGCTATACCATTTGGATCTTGAGAATAAGCTTTTACATCATAAGTTCTTTCTGATATACCATTAACAACAATGTCTACAAACTTAGGTATGATAGGAACTGGCTTCCAGTCTAAATTTAAATATGATAAATCACCGTTGATAGATAATTCATCTTTATACTTTTGTATAGATTGTTCACCTCTAGCATAAGACCTTAGCTTGTGAAATTTATTCTTACTACTTAAAAATTGATTCTGACCACCTGTTCCTGCAAACCATTCTTGCTGAATAGCTTTACCTACTTGTATACCGTATTCAGCTGATGCTTTTTGGGCATCGCTAACTGTTTGACTTGGAAAATGATCTCTTATAACTGACTCAGCCATATTTATTCTTTAATTAATTTTGATGTATTACCTTGGTTTTCGTATCTAGCCATACTTATGTTTAGTTTTGGTTTTATAATTGTAGCATTGGGTTTATAAAGGTTTTTGTTACAAGCCATTATAGCTAGACCAGAACTAATAGAAGCATCATGCTTTGTTCTTTTGTTTATGTCAAATTTAGCCCAGTCGTTTAAAAGCTCGTTAAAATAACAGTCACCTATATTTCCATCGTGCTTAGCTCCAACATGAGACTGTATGTACATTTCAATAGCAGCAGCATGTGCTTGTTTTATATCTTCACTTGAATTAGGTATTCCACCAACTTCTTTTTCTGCTATAGAAAGTTTGTTCCAAACCTTGTCAGGTCTATTCATACTGTAACCTCTATAACCACGTCTTCTTAAATAATACAATAGACGAGGTTTATTATTCTCTGCGAGTATAGGCATC